CTCAATATCAGCACCAAAGAAAGAGTTTACGATCTTCCGGAAGGAAGGTCCAACTCGCACCCGGCGGGATTTCCCGCTTGGGTTAATTTGTTGCATGTTATTTCCTTAGTGTGCTCTCCCGAGTAATTAAGTGCCTCAGTTGGACCCGCTTCCATTGGAAGAAGTTACTAAGTTTCTTTGGATTCTAAATTGAGCTTCTCGAATGTTTTAAGAATTAGAGAGGAACGAACCTTTTCTATCTGATGACTACGCCGCACAAAGGCGGGTACCATTGGGTTTACAAGGTACGGTAACTTATCTAAATCACTACATTCTAATCCTTTTGTTGAGATTCCGATGAATATGCTTCCGCATACTCCTCTATATTCTCTAAGAAGAGACATAAAGGGATGCCTCGATATATCAGGGTTCTCCTCGGATTCCAAGACGAGCCCTAGAGTACCCATATCAGGAATTGAATTTAATTCATTCATGTATAGGCTCTGTGCTCTACTCTTGACATAAGCAAGTTTGATTTCATCGAACGTTTCCTTCACAAGAGGAATGCTAATGTTTCCCCACTTTTCTGTGTTACCCTTAAATAGGGGCTCAGATAGTGGATAGAAGATTAGAGTCTTAATCTTTTCAGATTTGTTCCCTTTTGGGAACACTTCTGACCAGACATCTTGGACGGGTTGTGGTAAGTTATTACTAACAATACCGCGTTCGAAGGCGACTTTGATTAGATTAGGAACAAGAAGATAGTTGTTCACTGCAGATTCAATCGCGTCTCGGGGTATAGGTGAAACCTCCTGACCATTTATAAACAATCTCTTTCCTATTTCAGCAGAACACGGGTTACCCCATGATTCTAAAGACTTAGAAGATGAGATTTGTATATTATAATGGTTGAGGAAACTCCTATATTCCTCTGAAACAATTGGATCGAAGATAGTCACATCATCACCAATGATACAATAGTCTTTGAAGGATGGTTTCCCAACCTTTAAAGCTAATGCTTCAATGGTAATGTGATGCGTTAGAGCAAAGGCTGCCCATGAGCTTAGTAAACCCATTGGCTGTCCTACACTATAACGTATCTGTGAACTACCTACAGAGAAATCTCTATCAACCATGAGTTTCCTCCATAAACTCGCTATTGTTGGATTGTACAACCCACTAAGAACTCTTTCTTGTATAAATATAGGAAAGCGATCTGTAGCAGATGTTAGGTCAAAAGACGAAACATATGTTCCAGTTGCTGTCTTACTTTTAACAAGATTAGAGATCCTATTGTGGGATGACGTTCCATCAGTTTTGAGCTTA